TGCTGCAGATGTATTAAACGTAGTGTTAAACGTTGTTGTCGTGTTAAACGCAGTAGTTGTATTAAACAACGTTAAGTATGCAGTTGTAGTGTTAAACACAGTCGTAGTGGCATACGCAGTATCATACAAAGTCGAGGTAGACTTAGAAGTCCCCGTAGTCTTAGAAGTTGATTTAGACGTAGAACCTGTAGTATTAAACGTTGTATTAAACGTTGTTGTAGTATTAAACGTTGTTGTGGTGTTAAATACAGTCAAGAAAGTTGTAGTCGTATCATATGCAGTTGTTGTTGCGTATGCTGTATTGAACGTCGTCGTCGTGCTTCTCGAAGTACTGGTAAATCTATTAGTACCAATTTGTGTTAGATACGTCGTTGTTGTATTAAACGCAGTAGAGATCGTGGTGTCAGTAGATTTTGACGTTTCTTTGGTTGTCTCTGTGGCTTTACTTGTTTGAGCACTGGTGCTTGTAGACTTAGTGGTCGAACCAGTAGTATTAGTTTCAATTGTTGTACCATACACAGTAGTTGTATTAAACAACGTGGTCGTTGATTTTGAAGTCGCCGTTGCTTTTGAAGTGGCGCCAGTCGTATCAGTTGACTTACTTGTTGCTGTTAAAGCAGAAGTTTGTGTTGAGAAAACAGTTTGATATGCTGTATCAAACGTAGTATTATATGTTGTAGAAGTAAACGCACCGCTACCAGTAGTTGTTAGTTTACTTGTTGCCGTTGAAGCAGAAGTTTCTTTACTTGTAGAAGTATCGCGTTCGGTAATCTTTGAAGTATTAGTGCTAAAGAACGTATCAAAAGCAGTATCATATTTCGTAGTGTAAGAAGTCGTCGTAGCATACGCTGTCGAGGTATCGTAAACCGAGTTAGTTAGACGCTTAGTAGAACGATTTGTGTCTGTATAAACCAACGTTGCAGTCGCAATAGTTGTGTCGGTATTAAACACAGTAGTGGTCGCAATGGCAGTATCAAATATGGTCTGAGTATTAAACACAGAAGTTGTAGATTTACTGGTAGCAGTTACATATGCTGTCGTTGTGTTAAATGTACTTGTTGTAGATTTATTAGTCGATGTAGCATATGCAGTTATAGTGTCAAAAACTGATGACGTAGATTTATTTGTTGCAGTGGCAAATGTCGTTGTTGTATCGTATGCAGTCGTGGTCGTTTTACCAGTACCATATGCAGTAGATTTTGACGTTTGAGTTGCAAACTTAGTATCAATCGTTGTAGAAGTATACAACGCAGTCGCTGTTAAAAAATTAGTGGCAAATGCTGAATCGGTGTACTTAGCAGTTCTATAATTTGTATCAGACAAATATTCAGTTGTAGTGTTTGTAGATTTTGAAGTACCTGTTTCCGTTGAAACTGCAGTTGAATATGCTGTACCAAGCGCAGTTTGCTTAAATGTATCTGTCGACTTAGAAGTATCTTTATTAGTTGCATAAGAAGTTGCAACTGTTGTCAATACTTCGCCAGTTGTAAAATATGTCTGAACATCTGTTGGACGCGACGTCGCAACCTTAGTAATGATATCAGTTTGTTTATTTGTCAGCGTAGTTACATCTGTGTCTAAAGTCGTGTCTTTGAACTTGGTATTGTAAAAAGTTGCAAACTCAGTTTGGAACGAAGTATCATAAATCGTGTTGATAGTAGTCAACAGATTTGTCATAAATGTCGTGCCAGTAAACTTCTGCGTGTCGACTGTGGTATCTTTTGAAGTAGCATACGCAGTTGTAGTCGCAATCTTTGTTGCGTACGCTGTTAAGAATACAGTTGTTGTTACGCCAGCAGTTCGAGTGGCTCTGGTCGTCGCATATGCAGTTTGAACTATTGTACCAGCACCACTGTCTGTAGAGATCTTAGTATCAAACGTGGTGGTCGTATTTGTAAAGTAGCTGGTAACAGTAGCAGTTACTGGTAGAGTATCAATTGTTATGGCTGTATCTACTAACGTATTTGTGTCATACGTTGTTGTTGTGGACACACTAGTATCAAATTTTGTAGTACGAGTTGTATCAATCGTAGTATCAGTATTGTAATTGGTAGTGGTATTAATTGTTGTATTGACTAGAGTTCCGCCACTGGTATTAAAAATTGTATCGTATGTGGTAGAATAACTTGAGTTGATAGCTGTGCTTCTAGACGTGGCAAAAGCAGAAGTTTCTGATACTGTAACTTCTTTTGAACAAGAGTAAGACCAGACTCCAGGAGGAGCGTCATTAAGGAAAATACAATCATCAAATGTAAATCCTTTCGCAGCAGCATCCGCTATCGCAGCATTTTGATTGACAAATCCAGTTTCACTAGCGGAAGTTGTAAATGTTGTATCTGCAGTTATACTTGTATCAAACACAGTTGTTGTGAAGAAGTTAGTTACAACAGATGTTTGGAAGTTAGTAGCAGCAACACCGCTTAGAGTACCGTAGCTGGTAGCAGTTGTTTTAGATGTGCCAGTCGCATACGCAGTAGCAAATTTAGTGCTTCTACTAGTATCATATACTGTAGCTGTACTCTTAGTCGTAGCTGTATCTCTAGCTTCTTGGCCAGCATACGTTGTGCTTGTATAAACAATTGTTCCTACAGCAGTATTAATTGCAGTGGCAGTAGTAATTAACGTGCTAAATGCAGTTGTTGTAGAGGTCGAAATTGCTGTTTCGAATGTGGTATCGATAGCAGTTTCGCGCTTTGTCAAGAACGAAGTTCCATATGCAGATGTGGTTAGATACTCCGTCGCAATTGTAGTCGCGCCAGCAGTTTCTGTAAATCTGCTTGTTGTAACACCAGTAGAAGTCGTAAGTGTTGTAGAAGTAGAAGTTAGATACTGAGTTTCTAGATAATCAATTAGAGCTTCTAGGGTGGTTCCACGAGAAACAGGAACAGATTGAATTACAGTTCTACCAAATCTTTCCATACCAGCTGGATGCCACAAATCACGAAGAATGCTAGAATACTTGTTAAACGCAGTAACAGCTTGAACTTCGTATGAATATTCTTGGTAATAATAATTGTCGTGAATATACTTGTCAGAGTTTAAGAAACCGCGAGTAGATTTAAAGAATCCTTCGCCCTTACCCTGACCAAGATAATCAATTGTACCTGTTGCAACATGCGAAGCATTCGTTACACTTGTTAGCGAAACAGTCGTATTGTTAGTGTAGCCAACACCAGAATTATAGATGGATACAGTAGAAACAGCACCAGGACCACTACCAGAAACGCCAGCAATATTTGCATTGAAACCGAGGAATCCGCCAGCTCCATCAGACAGACGAAGCGGATAAATTAAATTATCGACGATTGCTACGTTTACGTTTGCTTGATAACCACCACCAGGATTAATATTTGTTAATGTAGCAATTGTACCATAAGTGTAGGTGTTTAATGTAAAAATACCATTAAACGCAGTCAAATATGTTGCAGATGTATTTGATGAAAATGCAGTATAAGCTGGGGCTGCAGCATTAATTTGAATACTAAGCGCGTTAGTAATTGGCGTAGAAGTCAAGTCAATTGTGCTTGTATTGCTTAATGATCCAACATCAAAAGACGCAACGCTGGTTGGCGTTTCGCCTAGTGATGGTGTAACTGTTTCAGAAGCAGTTAATGTAAAACCTGTACCACCATTTCTAATGTCAAAAGTTACAACACCTTGTAGTCTTTGCAGACCAGTTACAATGGCTTGACCATTTACACCATCACCGCCAACAACGTTGACGAGTTCACCAAGAGAAAAACCAGGAGAGCTACCGAGAACTTGAATGCTAGAAAGTGATCCGTAAACTTTTGGACTATCTGTAACTTCGATGCCCAAGTCGTCTATTACATCTAAATTGATAATTTCTTCATCTGCCGCAAATGTTCCGACAATGTCAGTAATATACAAAATATCGTGGCGCTGATTACCAGTTACAAATACTTTATAATCATCTACGAAAGCTGTCGCCCCAGAAATGCGACCAGTAATCGTTTTACCGATATATGATGCAATGTTTGCATTATATTCTAGCTCCAAGTATCTTGGAACAAGCCATTGTGAATCAGATGCACGGATTACGTCTGTTCCAGGAGAATAGACGTTAATGTCTTCGTTGAATAAAACGCGGAATAATAATTCTAAACCACGTTCTGTGCCTTTAGAAGAGTATAATTCTTTGATGTGTTTTTGTAGAAGACGTTTATCTGCAGCAACATCAAGCGGAATACCATGCATGTATTTTTTACGAAAATAATCTACGAACTCATCAAGAGTAGTATCAATATCGCGCCAAGTTGGTAGTCGACGAGCGTCGTAGATTACTTGATTAGTTTGTTCTAACCACTCAAAATATGCTCTAACAAATGCAACGAAAGTTGGTCCTTCTTCTCGGTAGATAGAAGGAAACTGACTTTCAATGAGTGGAGAAATTAACTTCTCAAGGTCTTTCATTAGATGCGAATTCCAGTTACAACGACAGAAATATCTTCGTTATCAATTAGTAATATTTTATTTGTTAGCGTATCAATATCAGCATTTTCAGTTCTTGCGTATATTTTAATACTGTCAGTATCATAAGAATCAACAATTAAATTTGTAATTTTAATTTCGCCTGTTTCATAATTTACTGTACCGACATTATTATTTAGAACTGTAGTATTACCATTATTTATGGTGTAAATATAAAGAGTTCCAACACCATTGTCATTAATATAAGCAGTATATTTGTCATAAACAAATGCGGTTGAAGATACGATTGGTTCATGGCCAACTGGTAAAACATATCTTATATCTTCATCATGTAATCGATTTTCAAAACTCCAGTTAGAAGAAAAGCTAACAAGAGGAGTAGGAGTTATGCGCTTAGAAATACGAACTTGTGTATCGTTTGAAATGATTGATACATCAGCAGCATCAATAGCAGCAGACAGTTTAGAGAACCTTAAATCAGAGCCAAAGTCTGATAGATAACTTGTATTAAAAGATGTGATGGCAGTAATAACATTTGACACCAATTGAGATGGTGTTTTTGTTGTGGCGCTTATGTTGTACTTGACGCGAGAAATAATATCAAGATACAAATACTCAGGATCAACTATTAATGGTTCAATCGATACTGGTGTCTTATCTTCTAAGAAAGTCAAGATGCTTTGTTTTATGCTAGAAGAAAGCATTTCTCCGCCAACTGGTTTAGCAGAGATAATAACTTTTCCATATAATTTTGGAACTGACTCTTCGCCACCGTAGGCGATTACAGTTTCAATCGAAGGGTAGTTTGCCTTGATTAAAGAAATAAAGTCTTCAGCAGTAACAGCTCTGTTCTGCGCTGTAAATCCGCGAATCGCATTATAACGAATTGATTCAGCATCTTCCGCTTGCGAGCCACCAGCTGAAGTTTCGGTAGTAGATAACAAAAATGTATTTGAAGAAAAACCATCAGCAGAACTGATAGAAGTAAACGTACCGCATCCGTTACCATCTTCGCCTGCAGTTTGTCTGTATGTAACTAAAACAATATTACCTGCTGTCAATTTCTTACTGGAAACACCGTTACCAAACGAAACAGCATACTTAAATTCGTCAGCACCCTGAACAAAAAATACTGTGCTATTTGCATTCAAACCAAACAAGTCAGTGGCTTTGCTCCACGCCACTGCTGTGGTATTTGTTGATGAGTTTCTTATTTCAACAGTAATAGAAGAAGTATCTAATGTATTAGAAGACAAAGTAAATGTTTGGTTGTTCGCAGAGTTCGCAACAAATGCTTCTGTTTTAATGCTGCCTTCGTGGAAAGAAACATTAGAAACGGTGTAGTTGTTTGAGCGATACAAAACAATAGTTTCGTCTGTTGAAAATGTGTATGTTTCATTAGCATCATTAGTACCTCTGATGCTGTAATACTGTGGCAGAGTAATTGTGTCTGGAGTATTTGCTGGCTGCGCAGTAACAGTGACATCAATTGTTGAAGCTGCGCGCGATCTTGGCGTATAGTTTAATTCTTTAGCGTGAGATACAATTGAGTCGCGAAGTTGCGCGGTATCCAAAAACATCTCACTGCCAATCATGTTGAGATACATGGCGTTGTGATAGGTATTGTATGCTAATAAGTCCAACAGAACTGATAAGTTAGAACCTTCAAAATCATAGTCCCTAAACTCAGTTTGCTGACTTAAATATGTCTTTAGACTTTCTTTGTATGCAGCAAAGTCTAATTCAGTGGTGGTGAGAAATCCTTGATTCGACATTTTATCTTATCCTGTTTAGAAGGAACTCTACAGTTCCTACTTGTTCGTTTCTTATTAGTGAGAAAGCAATGCTCACAAAATACGTGTTTCTGTCATAATCTGGCGTAACATCAACTGTATCAATATTGATTCTTGGTTCGTACTGTTTAAGCGTCTGAATAATTGTTTCGCGCAAAGCAATTGTGGTTAGTGGCGTCATTTGCTCAAACAACAACTCGCTAACACCAGCGCCAAGATTTGGATCTAATAACCTTTCATATTTATCAGTCATAATTAGATTCTTTACAGATCTCTTTGCTGCGTCTAGATCTGTGAGCCTAACAACATCATTTGTAATGACGTTTCTGCTAAACGATGCGCTAAAATCGCTATACGTCGGTGGCGCTTTGATTGGATTTTCTTTACGGAAAGCCATTATTCGCCACCATTTCCGCCGTCACCACCATCACCATTACCACCGTCATTACCTTCTGCTGAACCATCTGGACCATCGCCCTCAGTTCCTCTTCCAGGAAACGCTTTGGCTAACTTACCATTAATCATGCGAATTGGTTTTTTGGTGACTTTGATTCTCTTCCCTTCAAATCCAGGAACTGTAAATTCAACCATAAAGTCTTTAAGAGTTTTCATGTAAATTCTCCGCTGTTATAGTGTATTTAGTAGCGTTTAAGAACCGAGTTTGTATTCTTTTTTCTTTGGATCGCCAAGTTTTTGCGCGTCGGAAGCATTCGCAGCGCCACCGCCACCAACAGCAAGATTGTGATTATCGCCACGAGAATCTTTACCAGTAGCTTTAAGGTTTGTACTACCTTTTACGTTTAGAGCAGTTCCAACTTCAACAGAAGAACCATCAAGAATTGTTTGACTTCCTGATTTTAAGTTTGTTGCTTTAGAAGCAGTTTGGTTTATACTAGCTCCACTATTGAGATTAATATCGCCTTTAACATCAACATTAAATTTGCCACCGACTTTCCAGTTTACATCACCGACTGTGTCAATATTCGTATTACCGTTTGTAGAAATATTGGTGTCGCCAATCACTGTAATGTTTATGTTTCCGCCAACGAATAGTTCGTTGTTGGCATAGGTAATAATCTGTATGCCATTTTGTCCACGGATTACAATGGACTTGTCTTGGTGAATGGTAATGAACGCGCCATTCTTATGTTGAATGTTAATTCGCTCTACACCCTCAGTATCATCCATCTCAATAAAATGACCAGTGTTAGATTTTACCAGAATATTCTTACCGTATTCTGCGGCGAACTGGCTTGCTTTTTCTGTAATGGTGGCACCGCCAGCAGTCTCGACAGATAACTTTGTTTTATCTTTCCAGTCAGAAAGAGGAGTCTTTCTATCAATCGGACGTTCTTCTGCTAAGAATGTGTCTGGGAAACTAATTTGCTCGTTTCCAAGCATATCCAGCTTTGGAACCTTTCTGGCATATTTTTTAATTAGAGCTTCGTTTACTGGTATATCATCAGGAAACTTCGCAAGTTTTGATATATTAGTAAAATCTATTTTGTTCTTGATAATACTATCAATGTCGTCCAAATATGTTTGTAAATTAGAAACCGAATCTAATGCTCCGCCAAAAGAACCACCGAGATCAGAACTTAATGTTTCCAACGCGCTATTGATGTCTGAGAATTGACTAATAGTTCCTACGATTGCAATGTTTTCTGGCTTGATACCATTTTTTACTAGTTGATCAAACTCTGTTTTTGCTTTCGCTAAAACTTGTTCTTTAGATTCTGTTGCGCTGATGTTTAAATCTAACGCGACAGTAGTATCTGCGTCAAATTTAACTAGGTCTTTTGCGCTCTTAATTACGTTAGCCATTAGCTTGTACTTCCTCCTGTTGATACAGCAACACCCGTGGTATCATAAGTTTCTGGTCGTTTACCAGGAGGTCTAGTTATACTTAACAAATCGCTGACATATTTTTTAGTCAGTGTGACTTTATCTGATTGGTTGCCTCCTAAAATAACAACACGATTTCCTGGAAATCCTATTTGAGCTACAAACGCGACATGGCCAAAACCACTGGAAATTGGTCCTCGCTTGAATACTGCGATATCACCAACTTGAATATTGGCTTCATCTAGTTTACTTTCTTTTGTTCCTTTTTCCCAAACAGTTGTTCCATAACCATTTTTGCTGTGAGTGTTATATTTCGGAGAAGCATATGCTCTAGAACTATTAACTGCTGATGGATATGAGTACCCTTGAGAAGAAAGTATAGAACCCACAAATGCTCCACACCACGGAGTTACAGAAGGATCTATTCCGCTATTTACTCTTGTCTTAAACAGATTCATTAAACAAGCCTTATCAGTTCTTTCTTGATATCCTAACCATGCTGCAGCAGAATTAACAAGTCCTTGTTTTGGTTGTGGGCACGAGCCGTCGGTTGGTCTGTTGGCAGCAGGAGAATTAACACCAGAAAGATTTTCAACAGAACCTTCTAGTCTGTTTACTGCGCCTGTTGCAGCATAGGAAGCCGAAGAAACACCACCATTAATAACACCAAGAATAAATGGTTGTTGTAATAATTCTCCATCCATAAAGAAACCAAGAACCATCTGTCCTGCGTTTATCTTAGCAGAGCCACCATTCAACACAGGAGCCAGTGGTAGATTCTCAGTCGGCAATACTTCTGACGAAGGATGAAATCCGATAGCTCGAACGCGAACGCGCCCAAGTTGAGTTGGGTCTGAAAAAGTATCTTCGGCAACTCCGACAAACCAGATAAACTTTCCGTATGGTGTATTTTTTAAGTCTCTCATATTCTAGTTGGTATCTTATCTTTTGAAACAAATGATGGAACTGGATATAATACGTTTTTTCTGTAATTACCGTTTTTGTTAAAACCAAAATCATTACTTATGCTACTTCTACGCACTGCATTTACTAAATCTTGTGCTCGTCCACCTCTAAAATCTGTTCGACCTTCGACATGTGCAGCAGCAGAATTCTGTTTGATTGAATCTGTTAGAGCGTTAGCGACAGCAACCAAATATGACTTATCAAGCTGACCACCTTTTGCTGTATTGACAGCAATCAAAGCTGTATCTATATCTTTAATCGCTTTCCATGCTGACGGATTAGCAAAGGTAGGCTCATATTGACCAGGAGATGTAATGATTCCCTTAACAGTTTTTTGTTGATATGCGCCAGAGCCAACTCTGTTGTAAATACTTTGAGCTACGTCCGCGCAACCTTGAAAATCATTACCAAACGCTTCGCGCGAACAAATAGCAACTAAAGACCAGAATTCTTCGTCTGGTGCTCCATCAGTAAATAATTCTTCGATGGCAGATTTTGTAGCTTCTAATATACTCTTTACAGAGCCACCTACTTTTCTCAAAGAGTCAAATATACCACTACCGCTTGTTGCGCCATTAATAGTTCCTAGCACAAATGGTTGTTGTATCAAACTTCCGTCCATAAAGAAACCTAGCACCATTTGACCTTTTTTAATAGGCTGGATTCCTCCATCTAATACAGGCGCAAGCGGTAAATCTTTGGCGCGAAGTTCTTTCGAAGAAGGATGATAACCAAACGCGCGAACACGAACTCTTCCTAGTTGCAAAGGATCGTCAAAAGTATTCTCTACTACACCAATAAACCAGTAGAATTCATCATAAGGTGTATTTGTCAAATCTCTCATCGTGCACCATTTATCAAATCTTTTTCATATGCGTCTTTATACAAATCTACATAAGTTTGAAATATAGTACCTTTGATATTATGTTTTACAGCACCAACTATGAAGTCGCCAGATTGTCTATTTGAATTTTCGTCTTCTGTAATACCACTCTTAGCAGGAACATTTAGATTTAAGATATCTCCTGGTTTGATGTAAGGATTACCATAGACTTCAATTGTTATTTTGGTTTGTTCTAACAATGCTCTTTGCGCGCGAGCATAGAGATATTTTTCTTCTAAATAATCATCACGTTCCCAAGCATTTTCGGATACGGCAATATACGAAGCTGGTGTAAAATCATATTTTAATCCTTGTGGATTCAAATCGACATTAGTAGCAAACACTGGATATTTCGTATCAAACGCGCTGTTCTTGCCTAGCAAGAATATGTTTTTACTATCTTTTTCATATTCAAATGTTTTGGTCGGTGTTTTAACTTCTCTGTTTATTAAATCGATTAACATTATCTCACTTCTAAGCACACCAGAAGCAATCAAATCAAAGTAGTTTGAGTGTTCATATTGAGAAAGATACAATACTCGGAAGTAATCTTTTTCAACACTAGCATCAAGATCTGTATTGTTTCGTTCTGGATAAAACGTATATCTGAATGCTCTTTGTTTGTTGGCGTCGCTCGCAATAGATCTAGCAGTTTTTAACTTAAAACCCTGATAATCTTGATAAAAGAAGTATGTGCTATCATCAGATTGAGAAGATAACGACTGAGACAATAATCTAGATATAGCGTCGAATGGCTTTATCTGATTGAAGATAAATCCATTTTTAATGATATTCTTGCTGCTAATCCAGTCATCCCCAGTGCCAATTTTTTCTCTATCTGGCGGATCCTTTTTAACAAACCTAGACTCAACGATTTGCTTGATGACATCCGAAGGTGTGCCTTCTGGATAAAACTTAATCAGTGGCCACGCGTTCGTTACAGCAGGAAAAGTATACGCAACAATATCATATACCTTTTCTTTTTGTGTTGTGGTTTGAATTGAATTTTCTATGTTTGTAATATAAAAATTCAATATAATTTTGTTTTCTATAGGATCATCTTGAAATTTGAATAGTGTTACTTCTATGACACTACCGAGAGATAAAAAGCCGTCGTCGACCAAATTTATACCATCTACCAACGATGCTTCTAAACTAATAGAATATCTAAGCAAAGATTGTTTTAATGATATAGAATTTATAAGTGTAGCGATACCAACGCCATCTTTTACTGACCTATCTTTTTTCAAAACAACAGAATAGCTAAATTCATTTACTGTATTGCTATTTTGCACGATGAGATGTGGCTTCAAACTCGTATCCATATTATCCTCTTAGACTTTTCTCTAACTCTAAAGTAATTTGTTTACTAAATGTTTTATCGATAAGTCTAATGTTTCTTTTTTGTTCATTAAGATCAAATTCTTTGTCGTAAGCATAAACAGGAACAAGCCAGCCGTCAAAATCATCACCACTAAAAACATAGTTAAATGTATCTAGAGAATATCGTTCATCAGATATGCTGTCAGCATATTCAACAACTAAAGTTTGTGCTGCAGTAATAGAACCATATTTCTTTACAATAAATTCTTGAAATTCTTCATCGCTCAGAACCCAATCAAAGTACGGATCAATCATTTGATTAGAAATCATAACTAACCAAGCATAGTCAACAGAACCATAATAGTTATGCGCTACCATAGAAGGCTTTTCGCCATCTTTAACTTCGTAAGTGTAAAACAATGATTGCCCTAAAAGTAATTCTTTGATGATGTTGGACTTCAACATAATGTTTCTAAGAACAGCACCATTATACTGTATCAGTGGAAAATTGCTAAAATATTGCTTTGCCATTTCTTTTTTTACCTTATACGAATGGTAGAGGTTTTAATTTCTTTCCAGTTCTATCCGTGTAGTTAATTTTAGCTTGTAGGGATTGAACTTCTGTTGCTATTAAATTCATGTCTACTTTAACTTGAGTTATTTGAGCTTTAATGTTGGCGACTCTATTCGGATCGTTTACACCAGGACCACTTAAAATAGTGCGTTCTTCCTCTTTGAGTGCTTCTAATTGATTAAATTTGAATTTCCAATCATTTACTAATTGATTAATCTCAGCTTCGGTTTCTGCTCTAGATTGAGAAACAGGTGTTTCTACAGTTTTATCTGACTGAGATGCATCTTGGCTAAACATATCAAGTTTATTTGGTTTCATAGCAATCCCACCAGAATTAAGAATGACATTTTTGTTTAGCGGGAATATTTCTTTAAACGAAAGAGAAAGCGAAACTGCCTGCGGTGCATCTTCTGTTGTAAACACATTAAAACCATTTGGCGCATAGTTTACTTCAATGTTAGTTAGCGCGCATCTAGAGAAAGAGTAAAGATAATTGGTTCCTAGAAATGCCAACTCAAATTCATGCGGTGTCTTCAACAATAATCCATCGGGTTCTGGTAAAGCAAAATATCTTAATAGATTTATGATTTCGCGTAGATTATCAGATTCTTCTTTATTTTTAGGTTGTAGCATTGGCCAATCTAATCTAAAATTTCTTGGTTCCACGTTTTCAAAGATATTTGCAGAAAATGGATTTGCGATATTTCCCAAGGCAAGAGTACTAATTCCTCTTACCGAATCTATATTTTGTAGTAGAGTTCTAGCAAGATAATCTCCTGCACGAGCTGCCGCCAACGCGCCATCGGTACCAAATGAATCTTGCACTTCCAATCCGAGACTATATCCTGCTCCAGCAATACCAAGTTTATCTAGAGAATATTCAATATTTAATGATTCTGTTGGTATCTGCGCTGGTAACGGAAGAGAAATATACGTATCTGTTTTTACTTCTTGGGAAGTGAGAAGTTTTGGTCTAAAGGTATCTAAAAAAACATTTGCAGTTTTTTGTGCTTCTTGTTTTGCTGTATCTTTAAGAGTTTGATCTTTCTGTAATTCTTCGGTCGTTTTTGCGGCGGCTTCTGCATTGTATTTAAGTATCTTACTAATTTCGTTACCAGCTTTTGTATAGCTTGTTTTTACAGGTTTAATAAGAAAACTGTAATGATTGCTGCCTTGGTCAGTCAAGAATTGTATCGATTTAGCGACTTGTGTTTCGTTTCTCGCTCTGTCGATATCCTGCGTCGCAACATTTTTGCCACGCGCGCCACCTCTTGATCTTGGTCCTGTACTAGTCATATAAATACCTTGTTGATTATACTCTTTATTTAGGCGATAAAATGGCATGGAAGGGAAAATACAAGGTCAAGAACCCAGCTAAATATAAGGGTGACCCGACCAAAGTTATTTATAGGTCAAGTTTAGAACTAAAGTTTATGAACTTTCTTGACACTCATTCTGATGTAATTGAGTGGAACTCGGAGGAAGTTGTAGTTCCTTATCGCTGCGTAACAGACAACAAGATGCATCGATATTTCGTAGACTTTTGGTTTAGAAAGAAAACGCCAGATGGCAAAATAGAAAGCATACTTGTTGAGATTAAACCACTAGCTCAGACGCGCGAACCTAAGAAACAGCAGCGAAGAACTAGACGATATATCAACGAAGTTATGACTTGGGGTAAGAATCAGTCGAAGTGGAAAGCTGCGGAAGAGTATTGTAAAGATCGCGGTTGGAAGTTTCAAATTATTACAGAGAAGGAATTAAACGGCTAATGTCAGCATATATTTACACAAGGTTGGTTAAAGACGCTACGAAAGCTGGCGTTGATATTTCGCAACACACTACAAAAGCTGTTACATGGTTAAGATCAAAATATGCCGAGATTGGTAAAAATACAGTCGTTCCTTCTAAGTTTATTAATGAATCAGAAAACAAAAGAAAACGTGTAAAGATGGGCAGAATGTATATGTTCTTGTATGACCCAAAAGGAAAGAAAGAACTTCCATACTACGACCGCTTTCCGCTAATCTTTCCTGTTCAGTTTGCCCAAGATGGATTTTATGGTCTAAACTTACATTATCTTCCACCGATCCTAAGAGCTAGATTATTGGACGCTCTATACGAGTTGAGAGTCAATACTGAAAAGAAAGACGAAACAACTCGTCTTCGTTTGACATACAGACTATTATCGGGAGCAGGTCGTTACAAATTATTTGCTCCTTGTTTTAAGCATTACCTTTACGAACACACTCGTTCTTCGTTCATCTATGTTCCACCAGAACAATGGGATATGACAGTGTTTCTACCAACAGAACAATTCAAGAAAGCTACCAAAGAGAAAGTTTGGAAAGATAGCAGGAGCAAAGTATAATGGCAGAAGAACTTAATCGCTTTAGCGTAGATACTTTCGTAAGTAAATTCTTACAAGTTGGTTTAATTCAGGGTTCTAATTTTTATGTGAAGTTTACTCCACCAGTCGATGGATTTAGCGATGTAGCTATGTTATGCTCTGCTACAAATCTTCCTGGGAGAAGAATTGCTACATCTGAACAAAGACCTTATGGTTATGGCCAAGTAATAAAAATGCCATATGATGTATTATATGACGAAATCGAATTAACTTTTTATATTGATGCCAGAAACGCTGCAGCGTTACAACTGTTTGATAAGTGGCTTTCCAAAGTTATAAACACTGGTAAGGAATTTCCTAATAATAAACACAGAGTCGCATATAAAGACGACTATACTTGCAAAGATTTAAAGATATATGTAATGAATCAAATGGTCGGCACAGAAAATGCTGCTGATGCTGATTCTTCAAATGAAAGTAATTCTATGGCGGTAATCGAATGCGAGCTAGTAGAAGCATATCCTATACAGATGGGGTTTCCAGTTTCATTAGATTGGGGTAATGGCGACGAGTTTTTGAGAATTAATGTTTCGTTTGCGTACAGAACAACAGAATATAGATTTGGTCAGTTGAGCCTAGAAGCTGTTGATGGTAAATACTATAACACTCGCTCTCCTTATGATACGCCAACCAGAGTCGACCAGGATGCTAAGGATATTTCTGATTTCCTAAACAGCACCGCAAACTTTATTGGTACCATTGCTGATACAGCACAGAAGATTAATGAGTTTAAGACTAATTTAACTATTCTCAAGAGAGCAGATGGTATTCTCAATACCACAAACTCGTTGCTACCATTCCTTGGCAACAACAGAACCGCAATCGACACTATAAATAATGTTAATAAGATTATCTCTGGAACAAGATTTATCAAACAGAACCTGAATAATATTAGAAAATTCCCTTAATTACTGATTGACTGATTGGAGAAATACAATGGCTTTACCCAAAATTAAACAACCTATCTTTGAACTAGAGATTCCATCGTCGGGTCAAAAGATTCGTTATAGACCATTTACCGTAGCTGAAGAAAAGATTCTTCTTATCACAAAAGAAAGTGATGATATAAAAGATACGATAAATGCATACAAAGCAATCGTAAATAACTGTTGCTTGGATAAAATTGATGTTGACAAATTATGTTCATTCGACTTAGAATATTTCTTTCTGAACATTAGATCTAAATCTGTTTCTAATATTGTTGCAGCAAGAGTAAAAGACGAAGACGATGGACAGATATATGAAGTAGAAGTTGATCTTGATAAATTAATGGTATCAAAAATGAAACCAGAAAGATTAATCAAATTAACTGATGATATTTCGGTCTTCATGAACTATCCTACTTTTGATGTTATTGCAAAGATAGGAAAGGTAGACGAAACCACTCAAATGCTGAGAACCATGATTGCTTGCATTGAACAAATCTATCAAGGTGAAGAAGTATTTGAAACATCAGAATATTCGCAAAAAGATATGGAAGAATTCGTTCTTTCTATGGGTGTTAAGGAACTTCAAAAGATTAAAGAGTTTTTCGACGCTATGCCAAAAGTATATGCAGAAGTAAAGTATAAAACAAAAGATGGCGTCGAGAAAATGATTACGCTAGAGGGTATTCAAAGTTTTTTCGATTAATGGTAGGGTATATGTCCCTACCGCATTATTACGAACTTAACTTTGCATTGATGCAGCATCACAAGTATTCTCTTGAAGATATCAATGAGTGGCTACCATTCGAGCGAGATATCTACGTTAATATGTTACTGAAACATTTAGAAAAAGAAAAAGAACAATCAAAGAGAAAATAAATGGCAACCAAACCGCTACCAACAATCGCTACTGATTCACAAGGGCGTCCAGTAAAAGAAGATGAGAAATCAACAGATATTAAAATATCAGTTGACACTCAAAAAGTGCAACTCGCTGTCCTTACAGATCTTCTCGGTGTTGTTAAAAACATAGCAGATAATATGGTTGCTGTGATGCGCTCTCAAGGAATTATGTATGCAGGCATGGACGCTTATCTTGATGTAGCGCGTGTAGAAACCAAGAATAGACTAGCCGAAAAAGAAAAAGAAAAAGAAGCTAAATTAGGCGAAGGCGAGCAAGAAAAAAGTCCGCTTGGGAAATTGTTTGACGAATACTTTGGTAGTCTCAAGAGATTATTGACAATAATTACAGCAGTTCTGGTACCATTTCTATTAGGATTCGTATTAAGTTTTATCGATCTTACCAAACCACTAGATTTATTAAAGGCTGCTCTTATCGGTCTGGCTGCATACATTGGTGGTAAGTTTCTACTGCTATTGGCGAAAAATTGGATTAAGAACATGTTCTTAGGTCCAAAAACAATCATGGCTCCTGGTTCTACTATAATCGCAACTCAAGGAATTGGCGGAGTCGCAGGTAAAGGTAAAAAAGGTATTCCTAAAGGAGTCGGGACAACCATTGGTACTGGAGTCGCAACTACTGAAGTGGCTGCTGGTGGCGGTATGCTTGCTAGATTTGGTAAAGGACTTTTGGGATTGGTGAAAACTGTTGGTAAACTGTCTGGAATCCTTGCGCTTGTTATGGGTGCTATCGAAGGTCTATTCGGTGGTATTACTGGAGCAATCGAAGGATTCGAAAAAGGTGGCATTGTCGGGGGATTTAGAGGTCTTTTAGCAGGAGTCACCACTGGTTTTATTAATGGCTTATTAGGAATCTTCGTAGATATAGGACAATTTCTTCTTTCTGGTCTTTTAGATTTGATTGGACTTGAAGATGCAGCGAAGATAGTTGAAGAGTTTAATTTTAAAGAATTCTTAGACAAATATGTCGGGTTCTTAAATCCAATCGTAGGATTTATTGATTTATTTGATGAAACTAGTGTAATTAGAAAAAACTTCGACAAAGCACTTGATAATGTTAGCAATGTCGGTGATTTTGTTTCTAACATCTGGGAAGACATCACAAAAGCGATTCGCGAAGTTTTAATAAAGCTGGCGGGAGCTGTTCCGTTTGGTAACACTCTATTAAGCTGGTTAGGAATAAAAAAACCATCTGGTCCAAAGCCAGTAGACGAAGAAAAAGCAATAGGTTCAGCACAAGAACAATTAAAGAAAGGTGGGCGCGAAGATATAGCAGAAAAATTGGAAGGTGTAACCACCGTAAAAGAAGCCAAAAAAATTATAACAGATGCAGGATATAGTGAAAGCCTAGCATCAGAATTACTTGGCGTACCACAAGCATCTGCAGTACCAAAAGCAGTACCAGCTCCAGCCGCAAACAGAGCAGAAGAACTTAACAGAAAAACTGAAGAAGCAAAAGCCAAACCACCAGCGGCACCTGCACCAGCTGTAAACAATACAACAGTTGTAAATGCACCAAATAATATTCGATCAACCACTAATATGAATCAAGCACCACACGCAGAACGAGCTGGTCTCGGCAGTAGAGGAAATGCTGGGTTCAGTGGATTCAGTAAAGCATATACCTAAAGAAAAGGGAGCCGAAGCTCCCTTTCTTTTAACCAGCTAATTTTCGGAAGAAATCCAAATCATCATCTTCATCAGAAGCTGGAGTATCTGCTACTGGAGCAGATTGCGCTTCAGCGACTTTCGCGCGAGGAACGTACTCGGCGACTTCTTCATCAGTGTCAGCAGCAGTTGCACCAGCAACACCACCAGCACCTAGAACGCGGTCAAGCTGTGCTTTCAGCTCATCATACGACTTGAAGTTCGACGGATCGACGATTTTCTTCAAGCTGTGTTCAGAAGCCCAGACAGATTCTAGCTTCGCGTCATCATCAAGCAACGGACTCTTCGGATCGAACTGCGACTGATCGTAGTTGCGATAGCCAGCAACTTGACGAATCTTCAGACGGAAGTTTGCGCCTTCCCACAAATCAAATGGGTTGACTGCTTCGTCGCCTTCAAACTCAGGATACATTACAGCCTGAATCTTATCCCAGATCTTCTTGCCGAACTTGTACAAGAATACCTTGCCATCATTTTCAGGATGGGCTGGATCTTTTACAATATAGACGTTGGCGATATAGGACAAGCGACGCTTTTGCTTACGAGCCTGTTGGCGATTAGGATGTTCATCATCCTTAGTTGAATTCCAGAGTTGCGAATTGAGTTCGCTTACTGGGTCTTTGCCACCGATAGTGGTCAGAGAGTTTTCGATATACCACTTACCAGTCGGACCTTGGAAACCATGGTCAAACATTTGTACGAAAGGTACATCTTCACCTTGCGGTGCAGGTAGGAAACGGATTACAGCGAAACCATTACCAGCTTTATCTACTTCAGGCTTCCAGTAGTTGGAGTCATCCTTAGCGTAGGTTTTCTTTTCATTCAACTTCTCAAGCTGTTCGGTCAGCTTGCTGAATGAATCTTGGCGACTGCGTTTTAATTGTTCGAACGATTGTGTCATAAGTATGTTCCTTGTATTGACGGTGTATTAACGGTTTCACATGTTCATAATATAGTTGACTATTTATATGTCAAATCGACTATCAATTATCTCTTTCATCTTAGCTTTGTCGAATTCTAAGAACGGTGTGTACTTTTTGATGAGAAGTTTGGTTTCTTTCCACGTTGGGTCATACTCGCTGATGTTTTTATCCCAGTAGGGAACAAAGTTGAGTACAGTATTCATAATACAAAGAGAATCCAAGCTAAACTCCTTTAGGAGATACAACCTGAGTAGATACGGATGATTGCCACCATCCATAACTAGGTTGTCATCCAACTCATCCTTCAAATTGGACAACTCTGACTTGAAGTTGTACGAAAGTGATTCCTTCCGCTTCTTCCATGCCAGATAGGTTTCCTCGCCAGATGAATCGATAATATCACCGATCCATGCTTTAGTACCGCGAGAGGAAATGTTTGCCAACAAATACTCGAACGGCTCTGGTTTCTTGGAAAGTTTCATGAAGAAATACTTATCTCGGCGAACCTCGAATGTATCTTCCTTCAAATTCATTTTACCACCATAGCGGTGATAGTCATAACTCGGTGAAGAGAAATGAGTCTTGAGTGCTAGATAGGTGCTGTAACATTCAAACGGTGTCACTCTCATGCCCACCACACTGGCACTTGTCGTTTCTTCCAACTAGCCATGCGCTGTTTATCACCGATGTAATAGTTGCGATAAGATTTCACAGAGTCACCTTTGACTTTGTATTTGTCTGGCATCGCAGGTGTAGGTTGAGTGAATGGTTTGGTTGCAATGTTTTCTGGGATGCAGTTTACAAGCCATTTGACAAGTCCGATTTCCTCGCACTTGTGTACCTTACCATAGCGGTGAGTGTATTCCTTACACAACTCGACGAGCAGATAAGCGAGCCACTGATAGTTGGCTTTGCTCTCTCGCGCCCAGATAGCGGAAGGATGATTGATATGTGTGGCTTTGTAAAGCAAACTGTCACCAGCGAAACTGTTGTCTAGCTTCCAGCGTTTGATACGTCGTCCGCTGGAATCATCAACATACTGTTGCCCATCTAGGACACGATGCGCCGTGGAAAGCAGTTGCGAATACTCAAGAATCATCTTGACAACATGCTTGTCCACGTGCATTTCGGCACACGTTTTAGGTTCTAGGTGAAGCGCAAATATATTCATAATGATATTATACCCTAAAATGTGTTGTTAGTAAAATTATGCTTCTTTCTTTTTGCGTGATACTGGCTTCTTCGTCTTCGGAGTATGGATGGTTCCGATGATGTTATCAACGCAACCAAGAGTAAGTGCTTCCTCGGACGACATATAGAAGTCGTGACGCATGTTGTAGATTTCTTCTAATTTCTCAGGAGTAATCTTAGTTTGACGAAGAGTAATATCTTCGATGCGATCTTGTAAGCGCGATGCTTCCAAGAATTCTGTTTCTACTTCTTTCAGTGTACCGATGATACCAGTCGAAACTTGGTGGTACATGTGAGTAGAATCAGCATAGCAAGAACGAACATGACCGCTAATAGCAATCAGAAAGCCACAGCTCATAGCTGTACCAGTCACGATTGTATGAATCGGTGTGCTACATTCACGCATGATTGACAACAGACCGAAGCACTGGTAGACCATACCACCATAGCTGTCAATGTAAATGTTAATGGGACGTGGTGAATATTCAAGATTGTGAAGCGCATACAGCTTCTTGATATATTTGTCATGCTTCTCGATAGCAAGAATACTTTCGGTTAGAGCAGCGATGCTGTCTTGGTCGACCTGCTTTGTAAAGAATAGGTCACGCTTCTTCGGTTGCGGTAGACTTACTTCTTCACTCGAATCAATAACAGTTGTTTCTTCGCTCATAATATATTCCTTTAATTATAATGGTAATTTTGCAGTTCTTTCCAACAAATTCATATCTCGACATTCAGCTTCTAATTTCGATTTAATCACGTCAGACTTTTTGACCAAGTTCCCAATTGCTGTTGGTTCCATGTCATTCTCTTCGCAGAAAGAGAGGATGGCTTCGAGATAGCCCATCCCCATTTTTACTTTGCTTTCTACTGCCATAGCAAATGTATTGGCATCAAATTTCTTTTCAAGTTTATCTAGCATAGAAAATGTGCGCTCCTACTTTTGCTACGCGCTTCTTTTTGTAAGACCATTTCGGTTTTACAGATGTATTGTGGAAGTACATAACACGTTTGTTTAATGTACCGTTTTCATATCGTTCGATGATTTCTTGAACGACATCCCTAGTTTGTTTGTTGATGTGGTGCGGTTTTACTTTGCGAACATTAGTAAATTGCGCTTTTTGGTATGCTACACCACAAATTGTTTTTGGATAGTATTTACTATTCGCGCGATTGAAGACTGTCGCTCCGACGAGAATAGCACCCTGTGCTTTGTTACCTCTGGTTTCATTATAGATTACTGCCTCTAAACAGGCAATGTCACTCTTGGATAACGCTTTGATTGGTTTAGATTTGACTGGGTTAGTAATTGGAAAGTTTGGTGTTAATTCTTGAAACAGTTTGTCATTATCTAAAAGTTTTGCATCAGCACTTCGTTGATTTATTACAGTCAGACTTGCTAGTACAACAGCAAGGATAACCGATTTCTTCATAAAAGTCATCGCATTTCCTTTTTTGGTTGGACGAGAAATTATTTATAGGAAAGGGGGAGTTTGACCTCCCCCATTTCTTAACAACTATTAAGTATTAGTTGCGGGTAAACAGCGTAGAACCGCCAGCGTTGTAAGCAGCAGCAATCATGCGACGGCTTGGGGTGCCAAGACGATAGGTGGTTTTGCCATTGCTATCAGTGTTGGTGTAAACAGCATAGCCTTCCGAACGAAGTTGACGGATGACTTCAGAAGCCGAAGTGACTTTGTAGCTGTTGGTGATTTGGGCGGTCGTCAGAGTCTTGCCGTTTTTCAGGGCATTCAGGACGGTTTCTTTCTGCGAGTTAGTATTCTTACTCATTGTGTTTCCTCATTATATTAAACATAGATGTAATACTGGCTTTTACCAGTTCAATTATTATACCCTATTTGGGGTTCAAAGTAAAATAATGGTAAACCGAGCCAGTCGGGGTCGGTCACAAAATAGACCTCGGCTGCAAGCCCTTGATTTATAAGGAGTTTTTAGGGGTGGTTTTCAGTCCACTTAAACGAAAAAACCTAATAAAATCAATGACTTAGGTCAAAAAGTCGCAAACATTAGGGTAAAACAGGGGTCAGGGTCGGGTTCAGGTCAAAATACGCTTTGCAGGGTCGTTCCCATATTGTATGCTTTGCCATAATCAATCACTAATCCTTTTTCGCGTCCATGCGCGTCAATTTCCCAAGGGCGATCCCAGTAGTGCATTTCCCACTCATATCGCTTTCCTAGCCATTTACAGATTTCGTTATTTGTGCTTGGGAGTTGGCGGAGTTCGCGTTTCGCATATTGCTTGATATGCACCATTTCGTGAGCGAGAGTTCTAAGGTAGTTTACCAGAAGGATATCGTCTGGTGCGAAAATCTGAATGTGGTATTTCTTTGGTGGATCTTCTTCATCCGTCCATACACAATCAGCGAGATCGGTGACGTCATGAACATACGGATGATGCTCTATTTTTACAGAGAGAGTTTTTGATAGTTCGTCTTTGAAGAACTTCTTCGCGAAGAACTTACAGAATTGTTTAGCGTGCAACCTTTGCTCTTCTGTACCACCCTTAATAGTGATTCTCATTTCGGAACTGTTCCCTTAGATCTTTAAGCTGGTTGATGTGTTCGTCAACATAGGCATGATATACGTGGGTCTTTCCTGTTTCTTCTGTGGCAATAAAGATTAAAACATGGTCGATTTTCATACCAGTTCTTTCTTCCCACATTTTAGCATAACCAGCACCTTGGCAAAAGTAGTTGGTTATTTGTTCCTTGGACTTTTCTTTACGAGAAGTCTTCCAGTCCATTACTGCATATTTAGCCATATACTTCCCTATACAGTCAACCGTGCCAGCGACTTCTAATTCGTCTGACCATAGTCTGGCTTCTACTGCTAGGATTTCTTCCAAGCCCATGTCAATTTTCTCTTTGAGAGTATTGAACATTTGTATTGCGTCGGGCATGGCTTTTTGTGCTACATTAGCAAAGCCCTCTATATCGTCGAGGATATAGTGTTCTGCTAATGTATGCATCGATGTACCACGGCTGGATGCCATACGCGATACACGATTTGCTTCAGCTTCACCTACTCTGGCTCGCCACGCTTTAATTCCTTCGCGTCCGAGCAAACCAGTAACACCAGTCAACGAGGGATAGTTTTTCCCCGACGGTGTTTTATAGGTGCGCTTACCATCTTCATTAACCTGCATAATCTGCGGGATAACGAACTCATCAATTCTATTTTTGAACATCACTTCTTCTTTGGTCCGTAGAACCCATTTTGCATATCTTGAACAAAGCGGTTTGCTTCTTCAGTTTTCAATTGTCTTGCTTCTCTTACTGAAGCAACACCCAAGTCTTCCTTTGCTTTCTTTACACGCTCAACTTTTTTCATGGCTTGTTCTGGTGTAATCTCATTTCGGAGAACACGCTTCAACAAAGCACACTTGTAACCAGAACAGGTCTTTGGTCTTGTTTCGTAGATAGAGCAACTTCCGTTCACGTGCGCGGGACAAGGTTGAAGGAAGAAGTGTTTATCCTCTTCCTCCTTGTACTTGGTTTCCGCACCGAGGAATATCATCTGTACTAATTCGTGGTCGTGCGCCACTACGTTGCCGAACATTGTTCCGTCGCAACACATACCACACGCTACACAAAGGTCAGACGGTGTCATACTTTAGTTGTAAAGTAGCATTGACCGACACGAGCAATAGCTTGCTTCATGTCATCAAGTTCAAAGCCAAACACGAAGTCATCATAATTTCCAACTGCATAAACTTTCATTGCGCTAGAATTAACGATGATGTCTAGGTTTTCTACTGAGCCTTCGAGTTCCACAATTACGGTGCTCGAGTCGCGCGAATAAACCATAACTGGAATGCGGATCCCGTCAAAGTCAGCTTCAGCTGTGCTCTCGAATGGGTTTTCTTTACTGGCTTTGATATTCCACTTTGCGTTGATTGCGGAAAGATAGAGTTTATCGTCAAACCAACCAAATCGTGTTTCGCCGATATTACCATTGCCCCAATCAATTCCGTTTCTTGCGATACAGAACTCTGAGCTGGGAACCATCTCCCAATCCGCTGCGACGGACTGGGAGGATACTGCAAGCATTGCTGCTAATAAAATCTTTTTCATATATTCCTATGCCAGACCCATCTCCGTCTTAGTGACAATATAATCGCGAACCAAACCAGATCGTACGATATCGGTTTCTAAAAACTCAATGTGGTCAAATTTTTTCATTTTATCTAAGATACTCATGAAGTCATGAATACCGCTCTTTTCTTTTGCATTCTTTAAGTCAGTTTGGCGGAAGTCACCGCAAAAGACAATCTTTGTCCCTTCGCCTACACGAGTGATAACTGAGTCAAGTTCCGCGAACGAAAGGTTCTGAATCTCATCTACAATCACTACTGCATTGTCAATAGTCAAACCACGAATGAACGAGGTTGACATGAATTCTATTACATTTTTACTCTTGAGAATATCATAAGCATCACCGCGACTTAGCAGGTTGTTTACGATTTCTCGATAGGGTTGCTCATAAACTCTTAGTTTTTCATCCAATGTTCCTGGCATAAAGCCAACGTCGCGTGTTGCCACTGCGCTTCTAACAATATAGATCTTTTTGAATGTACCATATTCCAACATTTCCTTTAACGCAAGATATAACGAAATAAATGTTTTACCTGTACCAGCTATTCCGTGGAGAAGTAAGTGATTATCATAGAAAGAACGAAACACTATATTCTGCGTTTCTGTCATAGGATTTATCTCTCTTAACTCTAAGCCCAAACTATTAATCTTTACCACTTTCTTAGCTGCTGTTTTGGCGGTTCTTTTCATTGAAGATCCTTGTTGTGTTTGTTTATGGATTCATCACCAATCGTTTATAGTGTTCCCCCTGTGTTTGGATTTAATCTTTTGTAGAACTTCGCGGAAACCAGCGTCTGGTTTCTTAGCGTCGTTATAGCTAAATGTTGTTGGCGTTTCATGCCATTGTATGACGTGCGGATTCTCCGAGAGGAATGTTTCCATCTCGGAGATCTTCATAAACTTTTCGAAGACTTCTTCAGTTTCGGTGTTTTTGAGATTGTACAGTGGCATCTTTAATCTGCTCTATAAAGTGATCAATTAACTCATTATTAAGTGCTGGAAGAATCTGTTTTGCTTGTGTGCGCGTCAGCGTTTTCTCATGTATGAGCTGAGAAAGAACTACGCTTCCGCCACAAATAGCACCCCTGATAAAGCCAGCGGTCTTACCTTGTCGGTGCATGTACCAGCCATAGCAACCAAGAATTACCAAAATACCTGCGAATGTTATCATTTCCATCGATAATCCTCTTCGTCATCAAACTCATCTTCGGTATATTCCAGCAGATGGTCGAGATCGTTAGACCTAAGTGCATTTTTGAGATTACGTTCTTTGCGCTCAGGACGTTTTGGTTTTTTGATGTTGTCTTCCCTTTCGTGAAAAGACGTTCGTTTTATAGTCATACAGCTTGTGTCTTAGCTTCTTTTTCAGCTTTAGCATTATCTTCTGCAACTTGCTTGGGAAACAATTGCGGATATGCCTTCCTAGCAACATGAGCCGACATCGGTTTCCACGGTGTACGATGCTCCTTCATAGCAAGGATTAATTTTGCGTCCTCGGGATGTAATCCTTCGAGATATTGAATGAATAGTTGTTCGCGACGAATCCTAGCAACGTTGTTTCCAGGAAGGAAAAGATACATCTTCTTCCACTCTGAATACAAACGCTCTTCTAAATCAGAAGATTGTTCTTGAGTCGCTGGTTTGTAGGGAGGTTCGCCGTCTGGAAGATCCATATTGATATCTTCGTCGAACATAACTTTAAGGACACCTTGCAGGACTACACTATCATGTTTGTGTAAGTGTTCTACTCGGGATTGTACATCGGGAAGCGCAGCAGCTTCCTCGAGAATTTGGGAGATGCGTTTCATCATTAGAATTCCGAAATGTTTTCCATTAAAAACTTTAGTTTGTGTTTGATAAAGTAGTTGAACAGTTGGTTCCTATCTTTACCTGCTTCCGAGTCATACTCTTGGATAATCCTATCCTTAATCTCATTCGGTATATTATTTAGTGAAATCAAAAGCTCGTTTCGTTTCCAGTTGCGTTGCTCTTCGTCTTTCAACTGCTCAAACGGAGTAGTCATAAAGTAGTCAAGTCGCTTCTGGGTAATGATACCCTGTCGCGTACCAGTCACAAGGCAGTCATCCTTAGACAGGATGTTCGGAATACCGTCGCTAGTATCACCACGGATAATATGCTCGCGCAGGAACTCGTCGGCATCCGTACAGCTCAGCATGCGTTTGCGCGTAGGATCGTACTGCTCGACGTTATTATAGCATTGCAGTTGCTTGAAGTCTTTGTCACCAGAGACAATCATAATCTTTTCAGCATTACCAAACTCGACACCAAACTTGTGTACGAGAACACCGATA